CCCTGCATGCATAGAGGGATGGTAGCTAGGTGCTACCTACCCTATGCGGAAGATCCACCCCTGGGAAGCCTCTTACGAGGATTCACTTTTCAGTTAGAGACATAGCGTCAATAACTGCACCATCTACGTGAGATACTTACACTGTATCTCCTAGCAGTCTTCTCGAGTGATAAATGTCGGTCATTTATAAAATAATCGACATTTTCTTCTTTATGGAAGAACTTGAGAAGGGCTGGGTATCCGTCGAGAATGTCATGCGACTTTTTTGTTCGGATGACGACTCCGCGAAACTCAAATCTGTGAAGACGAGGATTCCATTTCTGGATAGTCCTCCTATCACAGTATGAGTACCAGCCAAGAGACTCGCTCCGTTGAGAAACATGAGGAATTGATCCGAAGATCTCTTCCAACATATTCCTAATGAAGCGAGCCGTCTCCCAATAGCCCTTCGAATAGTAAATATTCGAAGTGGCGATGAGAGACGCCAGCTCATTTGCTGCTAGTGTAGAATCCGAGCGTGGCCACTTGCGTACATATGTGGGGGTTATGTCAACTCCCATAAATGCATCGCAACCACAAGCTTCTCTAAAACTTCCATTAAAGAAGCTTTTGGAAGTGTTGACCTTAAGGCCAACACCTTGTAGCCACTCTATAACGGATGCCACAGAACTCGTGGGTACGATGATATCATCACCGTATACACGAATTCTACTAGCCGCGCTACAAACATTCTTATAAGAGGGTTTTCTGTCCTCTTCGTCAATGAGTGCTGCGATACAAAGTATCGAAAACACAATTGACTGAATTGGGAATGTCGTAGCGTTTCCCATACCGGCAAACTTCTTATGTAAGATTCGGAGTTTACCGAATTCAGCATAAGGAGTTCTACACTTCTCAATCCAGCCCCAAAGGACTGGTTGAGTGCTAAAGATTTCTTTTACCAAGTTAAGTGAAAGTAAATCAGAAGCAGACGATAAGTCAAGTGTAGATTTGCTACCGGTAAGGGACCCTTCAAGAGCTTCCTTTTGGGAAAGGTCTTGTCGGTCAAGTGCTATACACTTAGCTAATGGAGAACTCTTAATAAGAGAGAGTAACTCCATTCTAAGTCCACCCTGTACAAACTGATTTGCATAGGGTTCGATGGTAATAAGCCGAACCGAAGTATAGTTCTTCGGAACAGCTACTACCTTAGCACTTGGGCTAGTAAGCGCGAGATTAGGAGGCCTTTCCCATAGCGAGATTGACTCATTATGGTATAGCCTACTAAGGAGTGGATGAGTGTAGGATCCACACCAGGTCCAAAACCACTTTTCATTTGGTTTCAGACCTTCGCGCACGGCACCAGGACCGTGTCTCCCAGTAAGCATTGTCTCGTCAAACATGAAGTTAGACAAGACAATCTGAGAGACATTCTTAATAATGTCGAGTCTCCGGGGACATATGTCTTCCGGTATTGACTCTTCATTATCAAGATACTTGGAGATGGCAGCTCTCTCGAGCAAATCTGCTCGAGAGGACTCCACTTCAAGCTTCTTGAAGGTCCGACATATTGTGTGGAGAAATTCCACACAATCAATATCGGGACGATCAAGAATAGTCCCGGTATCAGAATCGAATATCTTTGTGAGCAAACCCTGAAAAAGTGCAGGGAGAGCCGCCCCTCTTCTTATCTTTCTGAAAGAAGTAGGGCAGACAAAGCTTCCAGAGGCGAGCCCCGATAGAAGGGCATCACCCAAGGAAGGAAGGGTTAAGCATAAGAAGCTTAGTCCTTCATATTCGAAACGCCGTTCGAGCGTGTGGAAGTCACGCTCGAGCTGCTTGGCATCGTATCCGGCATTTCTAACGTCAGTTAGAAGTGCCTTCAGGAGTTTTACTGGACTTTTCATCGTTCCCCCTCTGGGGTGTGCGATTCCAGTCCTGTGGCTTCTCCTCACTCATGGTGGATACTTTTCCACCACCAGTGCTCCATGACGTAGAGAAATTTACGTCACCTGTCTTCTCGATAGACGAACAGCCAACCAGCAAGATGCTGAGGAGGATGATCGCTATGAGTGGAACAAGGAAGCTTTCAACAATATCAGTCATATCAAGACTGGAATTGAAGGAGCTTCTGGACGGTCACTTCACTGTCCTGGATCAGGTCAAAATGAGCCTGAGCCAGTGCAATCATGTCCTCATCGGAGAAACCGAAGAGAGGACGATTGATTGTGAAGCTCGCTGAGGCAGTCATCTCGCGAACCAACCCAGAGTAAGGGTCGGTAGCATTCTTCGAAAGAAGAAGCTGGAGATAATGCTTCGAGCCCTGCTTGGACTTGGAGTGGTTAATCACAGAACGATAACCACCCTTGTTCAAGTCAAGGCGGGTCGAGCCGTAACCGTCAAAGAGTACGGTCCCGAGTTTAATCTCAGGATTCGGCGTCTTTGCGGCGACAGTGATAGGGTCCGGAAGGGCCATAGGAGAACTCCTATAAATGATGCTCGGATGAGCTAACGTGGAGCGGAATGCCCCATCAGTGTATTCGCTGAATTGCGAGTGCACTGAGTATTGTCTTCTGGAAGTCGCTAAGACTACCAGAAGATATATTGCTGGCATCGAGGATCCGTACAGCATCCAAACGGATGTATGTTTTCATTTCCACCAAGGAAGTATGATTGAAAGTAGCCTGATGGTTCCTTTCAACATTGCTTCCCGGTAGAAATCGGTCCTTGTACTGATCCAGATTCCTTGAACTGTGATCTGTTATCGCTTGAGCTTTTGTCTCAATTGACAAAAACCCATAGTTGACCAGGTTAGGGTCACGATAAACTTCTTGGATTAGATCCAAGTAGTTACCGAGGCCTGTAAACCAGTCAACTAACCACGACCACGGTGTGAGCTCATAGAGGTCCACCGGGGTAATTTCGATTCCGAGCATCTTATTAAAGAGCTGAGAACGAAACTTTGGCAGGTCTACATGTGGAAATTTGATTTTGAGACCGAGCGCAGCTCGGATCACAATATCGCGTTCCACACGCGCAGACAATCTATAGGGTGGGTAATCCAATAGATCGTTTGCGTAGATCAAGGAGGACGCTGGCTCACTCTCAGAGAATTTTATCTGAGAGTGGAACCGTGCTTCTTGCCCAACTTTATCGAGGAGGTAATTAATTCTTCTACCTACCTTTTTAGGTTGGGAAAGAGTAGACATAACGTCATTATAGATCTGCTTCCACCCAAAGTGGTACGACAAGTACTCATTTGGAATGGAAGGTACTGCGTTATAAAGGTTAAACACAGTATCTCTGATACCCTTATCAGAGATAGATCTATAAATGGAACTAAGATTCCCGAGGCTATCTCTTAACTGAGAAATAGACCTCGGAAGATCTCTGAGTTCCACAATACTCCTAACAAGACCAAAATGCCTAGAAGAAGGTAAAGCCCTTCTATAGACTTCTGGTCCGCGGGCATACAGGAGCTCAAGAGCTCTTGATTGCTCGCGATTGTAAAGAGTATTAATGACGCCAGTCGTTGCGTAAGCACCCGGGGCATGAACCTGTACACGCCTCTGATCGGTTTCATAAACCTCTAAGTTTCCACATGGATACTTAGCAGAGCGTGTACGGTTATACGACGAGCCGTAAATCCTTCTCGGACTCGAAATTACATTGAATGTAAAAATATTACATTCACCGTAATCTGAGTCTGGAAGGCGTGTACTTCTCGTTGTGTCACGACCAATGCGACCTCGATGTATGCCGCTACCTCCATAGGAGGTAGAGGTTGAAGTCGTCGTCGTTGAAGTCACCGAATTGTCACTACAAAAAGGGCTATTAGAAGTAACCCTCTTAGTAGTAGTCTCGATAGTCCTAACTTGTTTACTTAAAGTAGACAAGGTTTGTGTATCGAGATTTCGATTCGGCGGAGTAATCCTTACAGGGCTAACCTTCTGCTTGAAGAACGGATCGATCGCAATTGCGAAAGACCGTATCCAACCATAGGGTATAATCCTATAGAGGAGATACTCGACACCCTGGGCTTCAGCTCTTGAACGTTGGAGCCTATACTCATAAAAATTATGAGGATCAAGATAGTAGGGCAATCCTCTTGTATCAAGAGAATTGGAATCCCACTTAATCTTGGCCATTTATATAGACTCCATGTTCAACCGATGCCAAGCGTATAGCAATTACGCTATAC